CACTCCTGCTTCGGGCACTCTGACTAACTGTACGGGACTTCCTATAGTTGCTGGTACTACAGGTACTTTGTCGGTCGCTAGGGGTGGTACAGGTGTTACGACTTCTACGGGCTCCGGGGACGTGGTGCTGTCTGCTTCTCCAACTTTTACAGGTACCTTGAACGCGGCTACTATTAATACAAGCGGAGATATAACTGCCGGGGGGAATCTTAGGGCAGACAATGGGTTCGTGGCTTCCGGGTCTTTTGCTGGAACATACACAGACCTTAGATATGATGGGTATATGACTGGGTATAACGGATGGACTGGAATAACTATAGACGGGGATTTAGATGTTACAGGGACGAAAAATTTTAATATACCACACCCACTAACAAATTTAAGCCCCACGCACCGACTAATTCATTCCGTTATAGAAAGTCCTCGTATAAATAATAAATACAGCGAAATGGTTAGATTGGTAAACGGCAGAGCAACAATAAATATCGACGAGTGTTTTAATATGACACAGGGCACATTTGAAGCACTTAATCGTAATTGCATAAGATTTACAAAAAATGAAAGCGGTTTTGCAGCGGTAAAAAGTATTTTAAACGGGGCTGTTCTTGAGATTTTCTGCGAAGACATTAATTCAACCGATGAAGTTTACTGGGAAGTTACAGGTGAAAGAAAAGATGAGACCGCACTTAACTCAGTAACAACAGACGAAAACGGTAGGTTGATTGTTGAAAAATTGCAAAAGATACTGACAGGTCAGTTAAAACTAAAAAATTAACGTAACATAGGGGGCGTTATGGTACTTGATGCACTTTTAAACATTGGCGGGAAGCTGGTTGATAAACTTATCCCAGACCCACAGGCAAAAGCGGCTGCGCAGCTTGAGTTAGCGAAACTCGCCCAAAACGGCGAATTAACTGCGATGGCTAATGAGACAGAACTGTTCAAACTTGAGCAGCAAAATCTCACAGACCGACACAAAGCTGATATGGCTTCGGACAGTTGGATGAGTAAAAACATACGCCCTGCCACGTTAGTGTTCATTCTTGTGGTCTATACTGTATTTGGGCTGATGTCTGCGTGGGAGGTTGAGGTAAATGAACCCTATGTAGAGCTGCTTGGGCAGTGGGGGATGTTGATAATGTCCTTCTACTTTGGTGGTAGGACACTCGAGAAAATTATAGATATGCGGTCAAGATAATGAACCTAAGTAAAAACTTCACTTTTGACGAGTTATGCCGCAGTCAGTTGGCGCGTGATTGCGGAATTGACAACAAACCAGACTCGGACGAAGTTGTGAATAACTTGAGGTTACTGTGTGAGAAAGTGTTGCAGCCCGTCCGAGACCATTATGGGGAGCCTGTAAAGATTAATAGTGGGTATCGCAGCGAGGAGGTCAATTTGCTGGCAAGGGGCTCCAAGACTTCTGACCACATTACCGGCTGCGCGGCAGACATTGAGATTGCTGGGGTGCCTAACGCAGAGTTGGCTACATGGATACGGGACAACCTCGAGTTTAAACAGGTTATCCTTGAGTTTTACATCCCCGGCGTACCAGATAGCGGGTGGGTGCATGTGTCATACGACCCTAACGAGTTAAAGAAAGAAACGCTTACTGCCGCTAAAATAGACGGTAAAACTAAATATATGACTGGGTTGGTTGCCTGATGCCATTTATAAAACTTGAGTTTCGTCCGGGAGTAAACAGAGACCAGACCAACTACACTGGCGAAGGCGGCTGGTGGGAGACTGAAAAGGTACGCTTTTTCAGCGGTTTTCCTCAAAAAATAGGTGGTTGGGCTTCTTACACCACAGCTCAAATACTTGGCACTTGTCGTCAGATGTGGGGATGGATTACTACCTACAATGACAATTTCTGCGCGTTAGGCACGAATAAAAAGGTGTATATCGAGGGTGGTGGTACGTTATATGACATCACTCCTCTAAGAACGACCACAGCTGCGGGGGAAGTTACTTTTGCTGCTACTAATGGCTCATCCACTTTAACGGTTACCGATAACGCGCACGGCGCAATCGCAGGAGATTTTGTTACTTACTCCGGGGCGATGTCTTTGGGGGGTAACATAACGGCGGCGGTTTTAAACCAAAACTATGAAATAGCTACAATCATTAACGCCAATTCATACACCATAACAGCTAAAAACACGAGCGGGGTTACTGTTACAGCAAATGCCAGCGACACGGGTAATGGCGGGGCGGCGGTCGTGGGCGCGTATGAAATTAATATAGGCGCGGCTAATGGGTATTTTGGCTATGGGTGGGGTACTGGTGGTTGGGGGCGCTTGGGTTGGGGCGAAGGTTCAGGCGCTACATCCGGTGTATTCATAGCGCAACGGGATTGGTGGTTTGCCAATTTCGATAATGACTTGGCTATGAACATACGCAACGGTGCGCCTTATTATTGGGAACGTGGTACAACGGATGACCCCTCAACGGCACTGGCTACCCGAGCTATTACTCTTCAAGCTTACGCTACGGCTCAGGGGTACGACTCCAATGACGTGCCTATTGTGGTTGGGCAGCTTTTATTATCCCAGAACGATAAACACCTACTTGCTTTTGGTGCGGTTCCGTATGGCTCTACTTCGAGTGCTGATTTCGACCCCTTGTTGATTCGTTGGGCAGACCAAGATAACCCGGGGCAGTGGGAACCGTTGGTAACGAACTCAGCAGGGTTTTTGAGGGTTTCACGAGGCTCCAGAATTGTTTGCGCAATGCCAACCAGACAGGAGATACTTGTTTGGACAGATGCCAGTTTAAGTTCTTTGCAGTTTTTGGGTACTACCGATGTGTTTGCGTTGCAGGAATACGCTGACAACATATCTATTATGTCGCCTCGCGGGGTAGTGACTGCTAACAACATTACATATTGGATGGGCATAGATAAGTTCTATGTCTATTCTGGCCGTGTGGATACCCTGCCTTGTACGGTCAGGAAGTATGTATTTGGTAACATGAATACTACGCAGGCAGACCAGATTATTTCTGGCACGAACGAAGCGTTTAACGAGGTCTGGTGGTTCTACCCCAGTGCTACAAGCGCAACGGTAGACCGATATGTGATTTATAATTACGGCGAAAACATATGGTATTTTGGCTCAATTAACCGCACAGCATGGATTGACTCTCCTTTGCGGCATTACCCACAGGCCGTAGACACCGATTACGATACCCAGATAGGTACGTTTTACAACCAAGAGTACGGCACCGATGCTGATAGCGCGGCAATAGAAGCCTATATTCAATCCAATGACTTTGACCTCGCGGATGGGGATAAATTTATTTTAACCAAACGCATGATTCCCGATATTTCATTTGAGTCTTCTACGGTGGAAAACCCGGAGGTTACACTTACTATACGCACCCGAAACTTCCCCGGTTCTGCGTTTAACACAACAAACGACGATACCGCGAATGTCATAGAGACCAGTGTTGACTCTTTTACACAACAAGTATTCATTCGCGCTCGTGCTAGGCAGATGGCGCTTAAAGTAAGTTCTGAAGATTTGGGGGTAGCTTGGTCTTTGGGTACGATACGTTTAGACGGCAGAGAAGACGGGCAGAGGTAACACTATGGCGATGGAAAAATTCAGGTCTAGTCCTTTACCTATCCCCCCGCAGACGTATGATTCTATTTACATGCGGCAGCTTATACAGGTGCTGGAGTTGTATTTCGGACGTTTAGACTCGCAAACTCCTTTACAGGCCGAATATTTTAAGGGTAGGGGCGACCAACTTGTTTTGCCACATATCGCGGCTTCTGACGACACAGACCAATATGCTACCGGGGATGATGTTCCTACACTTGTTAACTGGAGTACGTTGGATTCTGGCGCTGGATTTACCCTTAATTCTCCGGGTTCGGTTACCGCAGACTACGCTGGCGTATACAAAATAGATTTTAGCTTACAGTTTGTTAACACGGACAACGCTTCTCATTATGCTACAGTATGGATAAAGCTGAATGGTGTAGAGGTAATCAACTCTGCGACGCAGTTTTTTATCCCCGCACGTAAGTCTATTACTGATTTTTCTTATGTGTGCGCGTATTCTACGGTTGCAACTGAATTTGCCGTTGGTGATGAAGTAGAAATATACTGGGTGACCGATAAAGCCTACAGCCCTACAGGGCCTGTTAACGGAGTGTATATGTTCCAAGATGATGCGTGGACAGACCCGCCAGATGCTTACGACAGACCTGCGATACCTTCAGCAGTAGGGTCTATAACTTTTGTATCAGCGGTAGTTTAAACGTAATTTACTATTTAGGATGGCCCATTTATGAACACGAAAGACATAGCCAAAATAGTCCAGTCCAAGGGTAGAGACGAGGATACCATGCTTATCCACATGACCCCGGGCGAGGTTAAGGGGTTACAAGCTATTGCTTTGGCGCATGGTGGGTCTCTGACGATTAACCCGGAAACAGGTTTACCCGAAGCAGGGTTCTTGAAGAGCTTGCTGCCTATGATTGCGGGGGCGGCTTTGGTGGCTACTGGTGTGGGTGCGCCTATGGCGGCGTTGATGGTGGGTGGCGGTTCTACTGCACTTGGCGTGGCGAAAGGCAAAAGTTTCGGTGACGCGCTTGGTTCTGGTCTTATGGCTGGATTGGGTGCTTATGGTGGCGCTAGTATGGCTGCTGGGTTTGGTGTAGGTGCTGCGGGACAAGCAGCTACTAAAGCGGTGGGGGAAAAAGCGGTTGCTGAGGCGGCTAAAACTGCGGCTACAGAAGCGGCTAAAACGGGTGTGGTGGCAGCGGCACCTACGGCGGGGACTGCTGTTGGTCAAACAGCAGCTGCTTTAGGGAGAACCCCATTTGCAAATGAAGGGTTGACGGCGTTCAATAGTGCT